CAAGCTCAGCCTGCACCGCCTCTGCGCTGCCGGCAGGGTCATAGTCCATGTCGGGCATTTGCGACGGGAGAACTTTTCCATCTTCGCCGAGGTCTGCTTTGGCGGGGAGGGCTTCAGCTAGGGCCGCATCAAGTGTAGCCTGCGATATGAGCGAAGATGAATCAATCGTTAAGCTAAAATCTCCCTCGTTGGAAACTGCGATGACCGCGAAAAAGTTGTACAAGAAATCAGGTGTTTCGGCACGCCCCGGAATCGTAACTCCCGCCTCGGTCTGGAAAAGAGCCAGCATCTTGGAATCACCACCAACTCTTGCCCAGATTCCAATTTGATTCAGTGTGTACCCTGTTTCCGGTGCTGTTATCTGGATTTTCAGTTTTATTCCGTCCGCGACCTTCTCCCCGCTGATGATGCTCAAAGTCTGCTTTTTGCTAACAAGAGCCGTCTGTGCGAGCAGCGCGGCCGCCGGAACCGTGCCGCTACCGCCTACTGCACTATCAAAATTAATTGTTGCTCCCATCGTCCACGCCGCGCATAGATTTTTGCCGTCGTTCGTCACGACAGCTGTCCATGTGGCCATACAATCTCACCCCCGTTAAAAGTTGACGGCAGTCGCACCGTCGCTAATCACACAACCGGCAAAAGCGGCGGCAATATATACGTCTGCCGAGCCTCCCGAGCCGTAGTATTCCACGTCATCCAAAACGGAGCGCAGATTCTTATAATAATCAATAAGGCGCAGTACCGTGCTGTGCTTTGCAGGCTCCAATTCCGTTTCGCTCACCGGAATAGTCAGCTTAAAATGATACGGCTTGCCGCCATACTCAAACCATTCAACAACTTCGCTCCCCTCATAGATGGCAGACAACGCCCGTTCCACCGCACTTGCCGTTCCGAGGTGGCGATGCACATACCAACTATCCAAAAGCGTTCTGCGCTTTTCCTCCAGCGTGTAATCATAGCTCCACCAATCCACTTTAAAATCCGTCGCCAGTACGTCAAGCACATGCTCCGGGAGCGTATTGATGTTTGCGTAAATGGTAGCCAGCGCGGTTTCTTCCGAAAGAATAGAAAGCTCGTTGGCGATTGCGGTCGCCAATGCCAGCATATTTTTGTCGTTTCGCAGTACGTCTGGCAAAGTACGTAGCAGATTCGCCGGAGTAACGCCATAAGCCTCAGTCATTTTCATATCCTCCGTTCGTTATGCTGATGGTCGCGACTTGTGCGACATCCGGAGGGACATGATTTGAGCCGTCATGGAGTGCGCGGAATCCCGGCTCATCTAATTCGACACGCTTTATCCCTGTTTCCATAAGCATGGAATATAGCTTGGAGGGATTTATGTCTCTGCCAAGCTTGCCATATTGCCACTGCACAAAATCGGCAACAGCCTTTTCGACATTCTGCTGGATATCCGCTGCCGAAAGCTGTGTGTTATTAGAAATATAAAACGTGAAGTCTATGTTGTACGGGACGATGGTCGGGTCGTTCACATTGACTAAATCGGTCATAGGCCGCACTTCTTTGTCGCTACATGCCGCAAGAATTAATTCTTTGATTGTCTCAGCTGCCACTGTGCCGTCTTTCATCAAGGCAAAAATATCAACATGTCCGCCTATAAGCTCGTCTGTATCCGCATCCTTTGGCTGGAGTGCCACAACATCAGCAATGTCCGTACTCACGGACTTCGCCCAATAAATATACCCACCCATCGGCCCGGCCGTTGAGTAGGCATCTTCTGACACTCGCATGAGTTGATAATACTCCGCGTCCGTTGCCTCATCGGAGCCTCCATCACTCGAACTCATATTCCCACAACTCGCGTAATACGGGAAAATATCAACTAATTGATTTATTTGCCCTGCCGCGTATCCATTTCCGACGCTTCCTTGCGTCTGGCATAGGACAGGTACATCTATAAAGGTTTCGCCTATGGGAATATATGCATCCGTCACCGTAGCCCAAAACAACGTACTGCTTGCATCGGAAACTCTTGTGCCGACAGGAATCAAAACTGCCGAGTCTTGCGCTTCCGAGATAATAAATCGCATCATGCACGTAGCTGATTTTGCTTTCGGACGGCCTTTACTGTAAAAAAGCTCTCCAAGCGCATCAAGATTCATGCCATTTGCCCGACTTGGTATATTCTGATTAGCTGCAAAATTGATTTGCGCTTTTGTTTGGCCAATAACATCGGCTACCCACAAAATAAACAGGCGTTCGGGACTGGCAGGTTGTACCGTCTCACCGATAATGCTCTCATACGCATAAATCAGCGATGCCACAAGTGCAGCAGTATCGGTACTGACAAAACCATATTCACTACTCAACGATTTCCACCTCCACAACAGGAATCAGTTTTCCGGGGTCATGTTCATCTGTCTCAAAACTCACATTCAACAATGTAGCGCGTGGTTCAAATTTCCTAATAGCTTCATGGATTTCAGCAATAAGAATCGGTTTCGCAACAGAAACCGGCCTATCCAGAAACCGCATAGGTATCCCGAAATCCCGATACAATGGAACCGTTTGCTGTCGGGTTAGCAGAATAATTGATATATTTTGCAGTACCGCAGCAACAGTATTCTTTTCATTCAGCCGGACATGGCTCAACTCCTGCGGAGTGACCTTGTAAATCATCCTTACACCTACCTCAATAATCCAGATATTCGAGCAGTTTCACAGAGACTATTGCTCCGCTGAGATTCCCGACTTTATCATAGGTATCCATTTTTATTTGGTGACTTTCTATGCACCACATATATTTACCATAGGGTTTTTCTCCTATGACCAAAGGCAAGGGCTCTCCGCTTCTCTCGTAGTTCCATATCTTGACGAGCTCCGCCATGGGCTCAACTCCCAGATACGTAGAAATGTTCATTTCGAACGACATCGTGTCCGCCTCGATACCCGTAAATTCTGTTAGCGCGTGATATAAATGCCGCTTGTGGGTGCTGTATCTGGCAGAGCCACCCCATTGCATTTTATCAAAAGTCTTTATCTGCTCGGACGATACGACAAACAGAATATCTTTGAGGCATCCTATCTGCGCCATTTATATCACCCCCAAAATGAACCCGTCTGCATTAAATATCGGAAGATATACCGCAAGCACAGTATCGTTTACTTGCGGCATCCAATAAGTCACATTTGAGCCGGTATGGCTGTGATTTGGTGCATCACTCGCGGAACCTCCACCGCTGAATGTGTCCGAAATCGCGTGTGTATGGCCGCCTCCTGCACCAACATTCACATTGGCGCCGGGATGCTGTAGAACACAAAGCCATCCCGAAACCATATCGTCTTTGCCCTTGAATATTACACGTGCTTTCCGTTTTGTGGCATCAATGGCGCTGACGGTTCCGATACGCACAATATTCGCCAAAATATTATTCAGTTCGTTTTCCATCAGTTATCCTCCAAAACCCGCCTCAATGAAAGCTGTGTCGTATATCCTGAACCGCCTAGTGAGTGCTTTGCCTGCTTAACAATGTACTTGCCATCCCACGCCCCCCATTGGCAAAGTGAGACAGTCACTCCGGCAACGAGACCCGTATCTCCGGGAAAAGTAAAACTCGCGCCATATTCATACTTGTTTTTCATGCGCAGCATTTTTTCTGCAAGGTGTTGCGCCTCTCCGACACTGTTGACCTTAGCTGTGATTTCAAGTGTCTGGTTTTCCTTTTTCCCTGCGCTATAATCCTCAACATAAGCTGTTGCAGATATAACCGCACCTGTATTCGGGTTGGTATAACTCACACGGCAACACGCATACATCGTGTCCGCAGCTCCGGTGGAAAGCTTATATTTGAGATAACTACCGTCACCTCTTGTTATTATCTTGACTACATCCTTTGCCTCATATTCCGCCTGGTCAAAAAGGACGATTATTCGATTCGTCGCTTTGAGGGATATTCCCTCATTGTGGCAAAGCGTAGAAAGAAATGAAATATCACTCTCATCTATCTGCTCAAGCCGCTCATAGCGCGGGTCAGTCGCCGATTCAAAGAGGCAGGACATTTTGTTTGCAACGGCCATTTCACGTGCAATTCCCGAAAGGGTGTAGCCCTCCCATGCTCTGCTCTTTTTTGTCTGCCGGATAGGCGCACTGTATGGCAGGGATGTGCATTTGATATTTACCTCGGCGGGTGGCCCGGAAGCGTCAAGGCTGTCCAGTTCAAATTCGCCGCAATCCAGTGTGTCGTCGTTGCCATCGTTTCCCCAATTCTTGCGCACGATAATTGCTTGGACGCTCAATCCCTTTGTGTCAGATTCCGCTTCCGGCTTCGCGCCCTCGTCTTTACCCAGCCACGGATTATAGGACGCTGCGGCTTGAACGGCAGCATCCAGCCATTGTGTAAGCCAGATACCGTCAC